CGCCCTGAACGTGTTGAGGAAGGGCCGGACAGGCCCGAGTGCACACAACAAAAAGCACATCGCCCATGTAGTGAGTATTGGGGAGCAAGGCTTTCGGCCGGAGGACTCGATGCCATCAATGGGAGCCATCCTCAAGCCACGCGATCGCGTGGCCCAAGGAATCCCCGCCCTTTAGGACGGAGGAGGAAGTCAACCGCCGAATCGCCGCCAGGAGAGGCGTTCGGAGAAGGGGTTCTCGCGTCCGAGGACGCCGTCGGAGACGACGTCCGCCACGGCCGTGCAGAAGTCGGCGCCGTGGATGCCGCCCGCAATGCTCAGGTGCAGCCCCGGCATGCCGGAGGCGCCTGCGACGGGCAGGCCGTCGGGGCTCGAGAGCACGGTGTGCGAGAGATAGCGCCCCTGAGACCAGTCGGTGGCGGCGGGGAAGAGCTTCACGCCCATTTCCCAGAGCGCCTTGTACTCCTTGTCGACGGGGCAGTGCTCCTGGGCGCCGAGATGCCAGCGGCCCATGATGCGCACGAACGTGTCGAGCGGCAGTGCGATGCGTCCCTCGGGCGTCCTCACGGCATGGCGCATCACGCAGGCGTCGCCCGAGAGGCTCACGTTGAGCACGGAGCGGGTGACGGGCGCAAGCGGCACGCCGCCGTAGGCATGTTTGGGAAGAATTTCAAGGGCGCCCGTGCCGCAGGCGACGACGACGGCGTCGGTCCTGACGGGCTCGTCCGCCGCCACGCCGCAGATGCGGCCGTTGTCGGAGATGAGGCCCGTCGCCTTCCTGCTGCAGAGGATCTTCACTCCCGCTTCGGCGAGGTGTTCCCTGAGCTGCTTGGCGTAGTAGCTCACGGACCAGGTGGTCGCGCGCGAGAATGAGAAGCTCCCGACGTCCGTGGCCGCATAGAGCGAGGGCTCGATGGCGGTGACGTCCTCAAGCGTCGCGGGGGACGCTTCGCCGGCCTCGGGCGAGACGATGATCGTGCCCGCGCTTTCCTGAAGAATGAAGCCGTGCTCCTGCGCCTCGGCCCTGAGCATCGACGTCGAGGCCTCGGAGAGCTCCGCGGCGAGCGCGTCCCTCGCCTCGCATCGCGCGGGCTCGCGGCATGCGGTCATGGCGGAGATGAAGCTCGGGTGGCGAACGGCCGCGCCGCTGCCGTAGACGAGTTCCGAGGTGTTCGAGGCGAGCGCCTTGAGGCGCGCAAGACGTCCTGCCGGACGTGCGATCGGCGCGGGTGCGGGGTCGCCGAGAACGGCGCCCGCACAGTAGCTCGCGCCCTGGCAGGGCGCGCGCTGGGCTTCGATGACGGTGACGTCGGCACCTTTTCTGACGAGGGACAGGGCGGTCTGCAGGCCCGTGAGGCCCGCTCCAACGACTGCGGCGTGCATGTACTGGTATTTTTTTTGGGAAAAAAGGAATCGGTCATTGTAGCCCAGTCCGCCGGCATGGGCCTCCCCCGCACGTACGGCTGGCATATACTGAAGGAACCGCTTTTTTCCGGAACATTCGCCATGACCAAACATACGACCGCCGAGTGCCCCTATCCGAAGCTTGAGGCTCCCGTTCCCCGCGCCGAGCGAGAGAACGATCCGCTCACCGAAACGTCCGTCGCCGAGCGCGTGCTCCTCGACGGCCGCTTCATCAAGGTGGTCGAGGAGGACGTCGTCCTTCCCGACGGACGTCCGAGCCGCCGCTTCGGCCTGCGCCACGGCGGCGCGGCCGGCATGATCGCCCTGGGGGCTGACGGCACGATCGTCCTCGAACGCCAGTGGCGCCATCCGCTGCGCAGGGCCTTCTGGGAGATTCCTGCGGGCAAGCTCGATCAGGGCGAGGCCGAGCTCGACTGCGCGAAGCGCGAGCTCGTCGAGGAGTGCGGCATTCACGCAGCGCGCTGGACGCGACTCGGCGAACTCAACAACGCGATCGGTTATTCCAATGAACGCATCGTCGTGTTTCTGGCCGAGGACCTCTCCTGGGGCACGCAGGCCCTTGACGAGGGCGAGCATCTCGAGGTTGTCCGCGTCGATCTGAAGGAGGCGCTCGACATGTGCGCCGACGGCCGCATCACGGACGTCAAGACCATCGTCGGCCTCTTCTGGCTCGAACGCCTTCTCGCCTCGCGCAACGCCTGAGGCGCACGGTCCGCAGGGCTCGGGTGTTTGGCAATTCGACGGGCTCTGTGGTAAGATTCCAAAACTCTCGAAGCGGGTGTCGTATAACGGCTATTACCCCAGCCTTCCAAGCTGGAGACGAGGGTTCGACTCCCTTCACCCGCTCCATGAAAATCGCCTCGCAGGCAGTCGGCCCGCGGGGCTTTTTTGTTTTCTGCGCTCTTGTCGGGAGATCAAGAGCGCCGTCGGTTGCGGAAGAGTTTGAGCTTCGCAGTCAGCCTCAGAACGCCGTCATGGGCGGAGGATTGGATCGTGTTCTGCAGATGCGTGCCACACCTGAGTGGAAAGCCGCACGAGCCATGCCGAAGGGCAGGGAAAGGACAAAAGCTTTCCGCGATACTCGTGTGCGGTTCCGCTTGACGAATACGACTTGTTGGTGAAAGTCGTATCGACAAAGAAGCTCAAGCCTACGCAGCACGATCTGCTGACGGGGCAATTCGTCAAGCACGAACTTTGGGAGCGACGCGTCGTGGTGGCTTGGCTTAACCTGTTGTACGCAGGTCTTGACAAACAAACCTACGCCCCGGAACAAGGCTCGGCTATATCGAAACTCTCCCGATTCACCGACGAGGTTTGGCTGCCTGACGAATGGCGCCCGTGCCGTGGTGGCAATTGAAAAGCTGTCGCCATGTTGCGGCAGCTGCAGGATCAAATTGGTGGATGGTGGAGAGCCGCCCATTCGCGAACGTGACACGCGTAAAAAATGGACATGATGACAACCCGTTCATCACCCTCTATGATGAAAACTAAGGAGCAGGTGCATCGCCAAACAATCAGATCAGCTCATGAAGAGATACGGGTGCGACGCAGATCTCGGTGTGGTGATGAGGGCTTGGTTCCTGCGAATCTTTCATGATGCGACTTCGGGCCGCAAGGGTTTTTGCGTGCTTTGCTCTCATCTTTTTCATGAAAAAAAAACAGGGCTCGGAACTTAGTCCAGAGCCCTGTTCAGAAACTGGCGGAGAAGGGGGGAATACTAGAACCCTTGTGGGGTAAGGATTTTAGGTGGTGTTTGCTTAAAAGAACCACCAAAAGAACCACCGGCGAGAAAAAGTGTTTTTACCGTGTTTTTTTGCTTGTTGCGTTTCGTGAGTCTCTTGCTACGCGACTTAGGAACTCACGAAGCGCCGCGATAGGGTAGGCCTTTATTCCTGGGTAGCCCACAGGGTCCGGGAAGCCACTTTCCATCGCCCAACGTCGCAGCGTTGCCTCCGATGCATTGAAAGCCGCAAGGACTTCCTCTTGTGTAAGGAAGGCGTAATCTGGAACGTTTGGGTCAAAAAGTATAGAGCGAATGCGTGGACCGTCACTCAACTTGTTTGCTGTCATTGTGTTCTCCTTACGCGGTCAGTTCAAGTCGTTCGTTTCTTTTGATCTTGCCTTCCTTCAAAAGCTCTCTGTAAATCCTGAAAAGCCCCTTCGGCGTCACGTGCGCCGTGACTGACACGCTCAGTCCTTTTTCCGGATGTGTGAAGTTCGACACGCGTGGTCGCAGAACGCCTTGTTTCACTCGGTCTGCGTACGGCTCATTTTTCGACGTGATCCACGAGTGTGTACGCAACCAGTCGAAGAGTTGCATGGACGGATAGCCGAGTGTCTTGGCGGCTTCTCTGATGAGCATGTCACCGTAGGACGCTTCGACCGTCTCTGCAAAGGCGACTTTCGGAGCGTCTTCCGCGACCTTGTGTTCAAGCGCTGCTTGCTTCTCCAAGGAGGATGCGAGCTGTCGCAGCGCCGTTGGATAGTCAGGCAGTGCCGGCGCGGCCACCTTGGCTTTGGCTACCTTCTCGCATTCGATGAAGTAGAGTCGGGCCTGCTTACCTTTGTCGTTTCGTTCGACCATGCAGAGCTCTTTCGCCATGCCGAGAGAAACGGAAAATTCCTTGCTCGGACGACCGCCAGAACTTTCGCTCAAAAATGAGCAAAAGTCCGTGTTCTCGACAAAGCCGAAGTCTTTGATGCGACGAGCTATCCAGTCCTTGAACTCGGTCTTGACGCCGAGGAACGCATGAAGGTCACGCGCGTTGACGGTCTGGATTTGTTCGCCGCCAATGTTTGCCGCACTCAGTGCGATGATTTCGTTCATGCGCTCTCCTTAAAACGGTACTTCGCCGTCATCGTAGGTCTGGGTGTTCTCTTGCACGCGTGAACGCCGGGCCGGTTCAGCCTGTTGCTGTTCAGCCCTGTCCTTCGCGCTCTGGACGAACTGGAAGTTTTCGCAGATGACTTCCGTCACCCACCGGTCTGCGCCGGTTTTGTCTTTGAATTTGCGGGTCTGCAGACGGCCACGTACCCAGATCGGTGACCCCTTGTGCAGATACTCGGCAATCGTCTCGGCAGTCTTGCCAAAGGCCACAACGTTATTCCAATCGGTGATGGACTGGTAGTTACCGTCGGCCCCTTTGACGCGACGGTTTGTTGCGACCGGGAGCGTGACGAAGGCGAGGTTGTTCGTTCCATATCGGAGGTCAGGGTCGCGGCCAAGACAGCCGCAGATGGTCACTTCATTGATGTTCAGCATTGCTGTTCCTTTTCGATTCGGTTGATTTGTCGTTCGATCTTTTCGTGCATTGCCCGGTCGACCTTGACGCTGAAGCCGGGAATCAGCAGGCGAAGCTGACTGATCATTACGAGGCAGTCTGCGCACTCTTCAGCCAGATCGTGCTCTGCCTTGTCGACCTTTTCGGTAGCCCGTTCTCTCCACTCGTCATCAATGCTCTCGTAGGCACGGGATTCATTTACTCGCGCAACGGTGAGCCGAGATGCAGATGCCGCAGCTTCACCAAACTCTTCACAGGCTTTGATTGTTTGAACGTCCCGGCCGTAATGCCAGGCGATGGCTTTCAGTTTTTCTTCGTCGATCATTCTTCGTAGTCCTCACACCAAGGGCGGAACGACAGCAGATACCTGCTGACGTCCAGCTGTCGATTGTGCTCGTCGAACCAGTCCAGTCCGTTGAAGTACGCGTACATGCAGAATCCTTTGTGGCCGTCACGAGGGACGAGGCTGACCTGGTAGTGCCCGCGTCCCGGGCGCTCTTTCTTAAAGGAGCGCCATTGTTCGTTGTCATGTTTGTTCATTCCTGCTCCTTGATCTCTTCAATGTCCTGCCACTCGATTCGGACGTGCGCGAGGCAGGCGCCTATCCAGATGCCGACCGTGATGCCCTCGGCAAACTCCTCGTCCGTCACACGACCGGCTTTGTGAGCATCCGCAAAGGAGGCTGCATATTTGTTCAGACGCTCGTGGAATTTGCCACCGGACAGCGTTTCTAGTTTTCTTCGCGTTTTTTCATCGCGCACTCGGTACTTCATTCGATCAGTCCTTCCTCTTTCATGACACGGACCGGCTTCAGGTGATGCTTCATCACGTAATGCAGCGCCTGGTCCATTTCTTTGTATGTGAAGCCCTTGAAAAGTTCGATTAGGTTCGGCAGCAGGGCTTCAGCTTGCAGCAGGTTTTCTTTCGCGATCACGTGCTTCTCTTGCCAGATGCGCCAGGCCGCATCGACCTGACGCCATGCTGGTTCAATCTCGCGCCTGAATTCTTCGCCTTCTTCGAGGTCGTAGGACAGGCGGTCAGCTAGAAGTAGAAGCCCAATCAAATAAGCCCACGATTCATACGTGGGCTCCGTTCTGAAGGACTGCAGGTGAATGCGGTAGTCGAGCTCGATGCTGGCGGCTGCGCGGTCTGACAGTCCCTTGTTCGCCGAGATGTCGAGCATGTCGAGGTAGCCGATGCGGTGTCTCTTCGAGTTGTATTTCTTTGTCCGCTTTTTCTTGGCTTTCATTCCTTGTTTTCCTTGAAAATGCAGTGTTGCGGATCGCACGGTGCATTCGGGTTTGAGTACTTGAGACCGAAACCAAGTCCGACAAGAAGTGCCAATGCGATGAGGATCGTCTTGTACCCGACGGTTATGCCTGACGTCGCGAGCGCCCAGACGATGAAGCAAGTGCCTGCTATGCGAAGGACGACGAAGATCGTCAGCATTACGATCTCCATCGCATTGATGGTTTGCGGGTTCATTCCTCGTCCTCCTCCTGCTGTTTGACGAAGTACTCAGTCGGAAAGAGCGTTGGCGCAATCTTGCCCTTGACGGGGACGTGGAGGAGGTAGAAGCCACCTAGCGTACCTTGTGTATCGACTGGGTACAGGAACAACTCTCCGTCACACTCCGACTCGGCCTTGTGCATATCTTCCAGCGTCGCCCCGATCTGGCATGCAACCCGCTTGCGTATTTCCTTTTTCATCTTGACAGGCATTTCTCGTACCCCTCCATTTCTTCTACAAGTCGACGATCAAATTCAGCCACTCGAGCTAAAAAGTCCCCAGAGATCCACTCGCTTTTTTGATCATCAGGCCAACACTTGATGAGCGATTTGTACTTTGTTTCATGAAATCCACGGCAAAATGCGTACATGGGCTCTCCGCTTGGTCTTCTAAAATTCTCACCGTCGAAGTGGCCACGCAATCGTGCGATTTCTTTCCCTGATTCTTTTTCCTGAATCGAAAACATCAGGTCGACGTTTTTGGGGATGTTCCAAGACTTCGTTGGGTTCCATTCGTTCGGACGAAACTCCGGGTTTTCCTTGACGTCTTTGGGGGTGAGATCGACAGAAAAGCGATTGCCGAATTTGACGGTCCTCGCTTCGCCAGTCCAAACTCTATTGAGTTCTTCCGACAGGCTCGGACCGTTGTACGTAGTGAGCATTGAGAGAATCTCATTAAGACGAAAGTCTTTCAGTTCAAAACGATTCGTTTTCATTCCTCCTCCTCTTTCTCCTTTTCCAACTGGATGCGAATCGAGCGATAGTCCTTCAGCGTCCCGACGCAGTAAGACAACTTGCGGATAGCGTCGTCGACTTCCTCCATGGTCGGAGGGGTTCGACCCTTCCAACCCTTTCGACACGACGTGGCGCATACCTCGATGGCTTCCAACGCGAAGAGCGCACGGCGTCGATGCGCTTTTTCGGGCTTCATTCCTCGTCCTCCCACAGGGCGTATCTAGCGGTCACATCCTTATGCCCAAAGGCGTTTAGCCGGCCGTCCCAAAAAATCGGCAGCCTGTGGAACGAGCCGAACGGGATGAAGTCTTGGCCATCGAAAACCGCAAACCCCTGAAAAAGGGTCTTGCCGAAGTAGGGTTCCGGCGTGCCAGTGTTTTGATCCTTTTCTTTGACTTCGAGCCTGAGCGGCAACCCGCGCGGCGGCGTTGTGTCTGGGAAGGTTTTCCATTGCGTCATTCCTCGTCCTCCTCGCCATCCGGATCGTCCCACGGGCGGAAGCGCACGACGGCGTCGCTATCTGCAATCGGCCAAGGCGTTCCGTCGATATCGCACCATAGGCCCTCAGGCCTACAAAAGCCCTCACGCTCAAAAAAACGTAATTGAGCGCATGCCTTACTACCATCGTGACACTCCACACGCATGAGCACACCCTCCGGCGGGTTCACCTTTGAGTAGTCGTTCCAAGCACGCGGGTCGTACTCGCGCACTTCTTCGAGCATGTCGGACGTTATCTCTAGCGAGAGCTGGGGTTGAACACCGAACCATATGGTTGTTGGCTTTCCTCTTTTGAGGGCGGACGCAACCGCAGCTGAGCAAACTTCGAGAGCATCTGACAAGTCGCCTTTGCTGATCTCGTCGAGCTTTTTCTGAAGCTCGCGGTCTTTTAGTCTGTATTTCATAGCTTGTCCTTTGCCTCATTCACAGAGGCCGTACTTTGACGAGCACGTGGTCAGCTCATGCTCGCCGTCCGCGAAGATGTCGAGCTGCTTTCCGCCGCGTGCCGTTCTAGACCACTCAACAGCAGCTCGGATGCCTGATCCGTTGCCGTTGGCTTCTGGGAAGAACGTGCCGGACGAATGCTTGCCGGCCATTCTGCCGATGCGCTCCCACTCTTCGATGCGGTTGATCTCAGCAGGGAAGCGGTTCGTGATCTCCCTCAGCTCTGCCTTTCGGCAATTGACGCATGGCATGCAGCCGACACGCCCCATGCCCATCTTGTAGAGCGGGTTTGGGTCGATCCCGTGGCGGCGCATCATGTCGAAGCAGTCTTCAGCCGTCCAGTCGAGGATCGGTCGGTAGTTCCACATCTCCGCTCCTGTGGCTTCGTCCTTCATGGCGAAGTCACGCTCCACAGCGCATGATCTGGCTTTGCTCTCGTCGTGGCGGATGCCCTGCCACGAGACGACGTCGACCCCGTCTCGAAGGAGAGGGAGCTGAACCTGATTTTTTAGGACGTTCGCCTTCAGCTCGATCGAACAGAAGCGCATCCTAGTCGAAGGGAAGCGCCCCTTACATACGATCATGTCGAGGAAGGGGTTGCCGGTTGGATGAAGAACAGAGAGCGCCTCAGCGATCTTCTTCTCTGAGATGCCTTCTTCCCTCCACTTCGTTTCCACCGTGATTCGCTTGCGCTCGATGTCGGTGGAGAAGTCGGCTTTTACCCATTCGATCTCGATGCCGACCGCGTCGGCAAGATAGCGGACGTAGTCATATGTCAGAGGGTGTTCGTTGCCTGTGTCACAAAAAACGGGGCGGATGTTCTCCGTCCCGCGTTCTATGGCAAGCAAGAGCATTGCCGTTGAGTCTTTGCCACCGCTGACGCTGATGACGTTGACCTCGCTTTCATTTGTCAAGCTATTTTGTCCTTTGAAGGTTCTACCGCCCGCTAGTGAAGCGGGCAGGAGAAGATGATGTTACTGGCGCTTGAAGCTGAGGCGAATGTCGCCGTTGTCTTCAACTGTCATGGAGGTGCCGGCGATCTTTTTCAATGCTGCTAGATCAAACGCAGGCGTCTGTTCGGCGGGCACCGTTTCAGCGACGGGTTGGTCGACGGTTTCCTCGCTTTCTTCAGCGGTTTCTTCAGTGTCGTCATAAGCAAACATCAGAGCACTGATTTCGTTGCTTTCGATTTTGGCTCGCTCGATTGTGAGTGCGTAGTTGCAGACGGAGTGGGCGATATTCTGGAGGACTTCCTTGTGTTCGCTTTTGTGGCTTTCGAAGGCGATCAAGAGAGCCGATTCGACGAGGAGAGAAGTGTCGATGTCATCGATCTGGTTGTCATACTGATTGTTGATGTCGAACAGAGCGGACTGGATGATTTCAGAGGATTTGGCTTTAAGCATGATTTTCTCCTTGTTGAGATGGTGGGTTAATTGTTTTCGTTGACTGCGTCGTCGATGTACTCGGCGTCGTTCACGTCGCCTTTCTCGATGAACTCTGCATCGAGGAAGTCCTGGTCCGTCGTTGCCTCGCCTCGGTCAGTCTTCTCGTCGATCTCGACGGCGCGGACGGCCTCGATGCTCACCGGCAGGTACTTGAACAGGCGGCGGATGACGGTCTTCTTGGCCATCTCCTCCCAGTGGGAGGACCACGGGCCGGAGTTGCCAGCCTTCGAGGAGGTGCGGACCTTCTCGATCTCTGCGCGGCTCATCACTTCGAACTGGACGCCATCGCCTTTGAGTTTGGCGACAGCATAGACGTGAGTGACCTTTCCTCGATCCGCAACCGACGCAGGAATGTGCTCGATGTCCGGGTCAAGGCCGAGCTTGTAGTTGAAGGTGTCCTGTTCGTGCACGCAGTAGGCTTGCAGGCTTATGATTTGGCCTGAACGACGTGCGAGGTCGATCATTCCTCGGTAGCCGATAATCAACTGCGCGTTCGGACGGCCTTGTTTGTCCTTTCCGTTGCCGAAGGGGAGTAGGTAGCAATGCCCGAGCGCGGAGCCGGGCTCAAGGCCAAGGGCAGCGCACTGGAGGACGGCGCCGTAGAAGGATTCAGGTGCGCACTTGAGAAGCGCTGGGGTCTTCCTGCACTCGGTCATCACGATGCGCGTCAGACGATCGGGCGTCATGCTCTTGGGCATGGCGAGTGCCATCTGCTTCTGGAAGTTCGGCTGTCGGATCATTCCGAGAAGCGTCGTCGGATTCTTTGCGGCTTGGACGACAGCAGTCTGTGCGGCGGCAGGAGCAACCTGCGATTTGAGAACGTCAGTAGTTGACATGAGTTTCCTTTTTAAGCGAGTCGAAGGATTCGGGTGGAGGTGGTCTGTACGAAATCTGCGTACAGGTCAGGGTGTTCTTTCTTGAATGCGGTGGAGGAGAAGCGAGAGCTGTTCTGCGCCTTGAACGTGACGGCCTTTTGACCGCCGATCGTGAGGCCTGTCTTTTCACCGATGGCGAGGATCACGCGAGAGGCGACGGCCTTCTCTTGCTCCTGAAGCTCTTTGATCTGCTCTTTGATCGTTCGGAGCTCGCCGATGTCGGCAGCTTCGTCGTTACTGGCTTCTTTCAACTCGCCGTTGTCTCGGGAATAGAGCTTCTTGATGTCGTCGACGTTGATGGGGTCGGGGGCGACGTCAGCAAGGACCTTCTCGAACCAGAAGGCGCGGCACTTTTCGACGATGGCTTTGATCACGTCCTCATCGCGCTGCACTTCGTACATTCGGAAGTCCTGACCGCCGATGAGAACAGCGACATAGAACTTCTTGATGCCCGTCACCGCCATGTACCACTGAATCTGCGTTTCGTAGTAGAGCGGAATCTGGTGATCGGTGACGACCTTGCCGGACACGATCTCATCTTCCTGCGAAGGTCCCCACTTGTCAGCCATGAAGGCGTTGGCGGTCTTGCACTCGAGGCCGACGTCCGTCGAAAGCATGAGGCCGGTTTCGGCTGCCTTCGCGGGCTTGTTGACACGGACCGTTTTGGCAATCTGTTCGTTGACGATTGCTCGGTCGATGTTGCCGCGCATCCACCCGTCTTCGCCGGTCGAAAGAAGGAAGTTCACGCGCTGAATCTTCATGCCAGTGCGCTTGCTGAACTCTTTCGCAACCACGTCTTCAAGCGTGGTTCCCCAGTAGGCAGCTTCCCCTGCCGGTGAGCCTTTGGTCTTGCCGGTCTTCTCTTCCCACAAGCTCAGCGGCGTCTTGTAAGGGTTGAGGCCGAGGACGGTTGCAACGTCTGAACCGCCGATGCCCTTGCTACGTTCTTGTAGCCAGGCATCGCGTTCCATCTCTGCAGTCTTAATTGCTGCCATTCAAAACTCCTTGAAAGATCGCTGCCGCAACAATTGCGAGCGCTCCTACGAGAACAACGACCTTCCAGACCAGCGATGGTTGTTCACATGAAAAAGGCTCGACGTTCTGCCGAGCCTGCTTTGCTTTCTTACGCTGTTCGAGCGGTCGCTTTGGTGTCTTGCGTTTCATGTCGAAGTCCCTTGGAATGTGCTCAATGATGTGGACAGGGTCGGAGAAGCTCATGCTGCTTCCTCCTCCTCGCGCTCCTGCCAGAGCACGCGAAGCTCCTCGAGGCAGTCCTCCATGATGTCCTTGTCGAGCCCCGCGTCGTTGGCTGCTTCGGTGAACTCTTCGATCGTGACGAGCTCGACTCCAGCTGTAAGCGTGTCGAGATCGAGCTCGTACCCGTCAATGAGGATCGGCTGCTCGTCCGGATACTCGTCGTACACTGACGGGACGCCGCCCATGCCGAAATAGAAGCCGTTGCTCATGCGAAGTACCTCAACTCGAGAATGGTGATCATGGTTGACTCCAGGTCAGATAGCTGATCCAAGCACTCTCACCCGCATGGCTGTGTCAAGTGAGGAACGGGCAAGGGCGCTTGGATCGGCTTTCTTGAGGCAATAAAAAAGGTTCATCTCGGAAGTCCGTGGAACGCGGCCTTGACTTTTAAGAAAAAGTACAGATCGTCTCGGAAGCCATAA